CATTACCAATATTTTGATTTGATGTTCTTGGTTGTTTATGTGGATTGAAATAAACATCTTTTCTTGTTGCCATTATCGTTCCATGATAATTTACTCCATCAAATTTTGAATAGTATTCCTCTGGGTCACACAATTCATTATTACGATCCAAATTATAATATAATTTAAAACTCATCCAAAAAACTCCTCTAAACTTCCTTGTACACCGTAACTGCTGTCTATCAACCAGTTCATCTTTTCTGTGATAACCCTGAGTGGTTCCACAAATGATTTAGTGTATTGTTCATCATAATCTATTTTGTCATAAATGTCAAGTTCCCTAGGCACCTTTGTTATAAAAGAAAATGCAGAAGATTGATATACGTTTGGTTGACGCAAATGCAGAAACCGTATCTTGTCACCCTCTTGTATCAAAGGATACTTGCTGTCTAACTTTTGTTTGCTAATAAGGTGGTTATATAATATGCTACCACGAACATGAATCGGTGTCCCCTTTGCAAACAGAGAAGACTCTCCACGAAACTTTTCAACACCATTACAGCTTCTTGGATATGCGATATCCTCTGGTGGTAACTTCATGAACTCCTCTCTAAACTCCTGTATAAAAGTGTTTAACATCTTCTCATCACCACTCATGATAATCTTTAGGGCCTCTTTAATCTTCTCTCTACATGGTGCAGGCGTTGAGGATTTTACTGCTTCTATGCCCATGATCTTCAGATGCGGTTCCTTATATCGCACACCTTCCATGTCATACACATTTAAGATGTAACGTTTCTTTGCAGTCCAAATACCCTTGTCTGCAATCGCCTCCCGAGCCATGAACATCTTCTGGTCGTATGCGTTCATTTCCCTAGCAAGATGTTGATAAGATTTATCAATAAAAGGTTCCAACTTCTCTTTTGCAAGACGATCCAAGAAATCGACAACTTCTCTAGTTGATACTGTCTTTTGAAAGACTTTATCAATAAGTTTGTCAAAAGTGATGTATACCGAATCTGTATCGCTTGCAATAACATAGTCAACCTCGTTAGTTTTAAGAATTTTGTTAAGATAAATGTTGATAGCTTTTTCAATCCACCGTATAGATAATTGACCGCTACTTGTAATTGCAGTAGCAACCAACAGATCATAATACCGAAACCAATTATTGCCAATAGCACCATACGCTGAATTAAGAGAAATCTTCTTTGCCATTTGGATGTTGTCGTATCTAGATATAAGTTTGAGCTGTGCCGGGTCACCAAGGTTTTCATATTCTTGTTTAGCTTCAAGAAGAAGTTTTTTATACTTGACACGATCATTGTACATGTTCTCCATCAACTCAGGTAGAAACCCTTTTTCATCTTTACGGAAAAACGCACCGTTTGGAGTCATGCAATACTTCGTATCGTTCTTCGCTTTACCGTCAAGGATTTTATCTACCATGCCTTCAACAATTTTTGCACCACCATTCACCAGCGTTTCTGGTGAGATGTTGTATTGCATAATCAAGTGTGGATACAAACTGTTTAGGTCAAATGACATAACCCATTTATGCATACCCACCTGTGGGTCTTTGACATAGGCACCTTCAAACTTTTCAGTCTTTTCACTTTCTTTCTTCTGTGGAATGACTATGTTCTTCTTGCGTAGGTGATTGTATATAACATTGTCCCAGTAACGAACTGAACCAAGAACGTCAGTCATGTTAACCTTAGCATCATATGCCATCGTAAGACACAACTCAATGAGACGCATCTTGTCCTCTAGCTTGTCAACGAGTTCAACGTCTGTGATGTTGTACTCTATGAAAGATTGCCAGTCTTTCTGATACCACTCTTTGAATGTCTCATATGGATTACCGTCCTTGCGTTCACCTAACTCTACGAAAGCGATGTGGTCTAAAGTGTATCGTTCCTGATTGGTATATGTGAACTTACGATATAGATCAAAGTAGTCTAGCGCAGCGACACCGTAAATAGTATAAACTTGATGTTTGCGTCCCATCTGATATACTTCACGGTCATGCACTCTACCCCAAGGCGATAGTTTTTTCACAGACTCCTCATCAAATACTTTTGCAATACGATTACACAGATAAGGGATATCAAAGAACTCTGTGTTCCAACCAGTGATAACGTCTGGTTCAATGATAGACCATTGATGCACAAACTTACGAAGCAAGTCAGCCTCGTTTTCACACAAGACATATGTCACATCATCACGATTGCTCTGAAACTCATGTAGACCCCAGACGATAATACTTTTAGTTTGATGATTTTTGAGAGTGATTGATAGAAGAGGTTCTTGGGCTTCTTTAGGATCAGGAAATCCGTTCTCACACTCAACCTCAATATCAATCGTTATGATACAGATTTGATCTTTGTTCCACTCTACATCATTTGGATACTCGTCACTAAGAAAACAATACGCATACTGATTGTTACCAAAAATTAAATCTTGATCCTTACGACTGTCATACCAATCTTTTGCCTCTTGAATTGAGTCAAACTGATGCGGTAAAACATGTTGGCCATCTAAAGTTTTATAACCTGTGGGTTCATGCACTAGGTCAAAAAGTGTTGGTTGATACCGAACCTTCTTTTTGATACGTTGTCCATTTTCAACACCTCTATAAAAGATAGTGTTGCCCCATTGAAGCACATTTGTATAAAAGTCCATTGTCAGACTATATCACCTTTGTAGTTATTTGTCAAGGGTAAATTTGGTGGTAACGATATATTTTCTTCGTGGATTCACCATGACATTTAACATTCGCATGGTTTTTCTATTAAGCAAAACATCAGTGTTGAAGGCATCTCTATTGTCTAAACCAAAAGTAATTTTTCCATACGAGGTGCCAGCAAATTCAAATTCTAACTCTACCAAATATCTTTCATCCTCTCCACCACCAGTTATAGAAACATAGTCTCCAACTAGTTTAGTGGTTATGGTTTTTTCACCATTAGTAAAAGTAATTCTATTACCTCTTACTTCTATGTCTTCAGCATGAAGAACAGGATACCTAGCATTTCCTGTATCAAACTTTGCAATCAAATCTCCAAAGGGTTTCACCGTTACTATTTCTTCCCAACCGCATTGAGTGGGAACTGCATATCTATTATCTGGATTTGCATAATGATCAATAACTTCTTTAACTAGATTTTTTCCTGTCGCCTCTTCGATACCCTTCGTGCCTGGCGAGTGATTTACCTCTAAGATATATGGTGGCTCTGTTTTAGGATTCTTTGATGGAATAAAATCTACAGCAGTCCAAGAGCCATCAATTGCTTTTGCGGCCAATAGACACTGTTCTATCTCTAACTCTGTTAATTTATACTCTTTTACTTTTGCCCCTTGTGAGACATTTGATCTAAAGTCACCCTCTACAACATCTCGTTTCATGGAAGCAATAACTTTGCCACCTAAGACAATGACTCTTATATCTCCATCAGTTTTTATGTACTCTTGAATCAGCAAATCTACGTCTTTATTTTGACTGTACAATAATTGAATCAAAGATTCTATTTGTCGTTCTGACTCAATAAACAAAACACCAACCCCTTTAGAGCCCTCTAAAGTTTTCATGATGATAGGAAATTTACTGTCTAGTGATTCTAACGATTGTTTTAGTGTTTCAGCATTAGGTATGAGAACTGTTTTAGGTTGTGTCAATCCAGCATCTTGTAATTTAAGATATGTCCGATATTTGTCTGCTGATATCTCAACCGTCTCTCGACTGTTTACCATGCAAACACCAATTTTTTCTAATTGACTGAGTAAGTCTAGATAACTCTTTTTTAGTCGAACCGAACCTCGCACAATTGCCACGGTGTCTCTGTTAAGTTCAAATCCATTTTTATCATCAGAGTTATATATTTTATAACCACCATCATATGAAATGATAGCACCCTCAACTTTTACAACATAAACCTCATGACCAGACTTCTTTGCTTCATCTGTCACCCTCTGGGCAGTGTGAAATAATTTATTATTATCTGGTTCAGCAGATATCACAACAACACGATAGTTTTCGTGTTTCTCCTCTGCTATAAAAGACTTGAAGTTTTCCAAAATACTAGTCTCGCTTTTTCCCTATGTTATATTTTGTCTCAAGAATCCAGTTTGATTTTTCTTTATATGATATCACTTTAATTTGACTTAAAGGAGCTGAAGATTCAGTCTTACCTAGAACTTCAACCAATCCCCAATCTTTCAGAAGATTTGCTATAGTGTTTCTTCTTGCAATATCATTCTCACTTAGGTTTGTTTGTTTTCCATCTAACGCAAACAATTCTTTGAAATGAGCAAGGAAGTAACGACCCTGCTTATGTAAAATATGACAAGACTGATATAACTTTTTTTCTTTTCTTGAAGCAACTCCAATGCGAGAAAGTGTCTCTCTTACTTTTAGGAAATCGTCTGGTTCTTTCAGACCGATTTCTAACATATCATTTTGTGTCCAACTAACCTGTTCCATTTTTTCCGCCTTTTCTTGTTCTTCGTTTTATGGCAGAAATTTGTTCATCGTCAAGTATATCAAGAGCAACCTTTGCTTTTTCATTATTATAGCCATAATACTCTTTTACATACTCTAGATCATCTAATTTCTTCGCCTTCATCCAAGGAGAAAATCTGTTCCTTGGTCGCAGACTATTTAGGAAAAAGTCAAATTGTAGTTTGTTTTCTACATGTGGTAGAGCGTTCATCTCATTGACAAACAATATGGTATCTTGGAATGGCATAAGACACTTGTTTACGACAAAAGGTGGATACTTCTTTTCCCACGTTTCATCATCATCGTCCATCAAGGGTTCTTTTGTCTTGTTGATTGCTTTTAAATAATCTTTTAATTCATACATGTATTAAGTTCTACCACTGTCATAACCTACTTGTCCCTCATACTTTGGAGGATTAAATGTCTCTGATTGAATGTAACATTTAAATACAATGACACTTCGTAAACTGTAAGAGAGTCTAGACACAGGCATTGCTTGATGTAATCTTTTGGCCGGAAACACAAATAATCTATTACCCACATACTCAACATGTTTTTCAATTTCTTCACCACTCTCATCCCATATGACAGTTCCACCACCCCAAGTTTTTTTCCAATCCATTATTGGATAATATATCATGGTGAAGTCACCATCATCTTTATGTGGTTGGGGCTCTATACCGTGAGTGTGTGCGTTGAAGTAAATTCTTCTATAAGTGTTGACACCATATTTTTCTTTAAAATCATACTTGTTGATAAAGTTGCTCCATATGGGTATCAGCCACTCAAAATTATTATTTTGAAGATCACTGTCATTTTTACCAGCATGTCGGTGCCAGTGATATATTGGTTTAGTATTGTCTGACCTATGTTGATACTGCCACATAAATTCTTGGTCAGTTAATAGATGGTGAACAAATTGTGCCTCATGATTTTCAAGCACGTTGTCATATACATCAATCATTTAAACTTTGCCCTCGCCATAATTTCTGTCAGACATGCAAGAGTGTTAATTTCTTGGTCGGCAACAAATGCCGCTTTATATTGATACTCACCAAGTATAACAACAATGTGAGGGATACTACCGCCATCCACGCTATCGTAAAGGTTATCATAAAGACAGCGAAAAAGACGAGTTGGATCATTGTCAAGATTGTCCACAACCCACTCACGAACATTGGTAAACTCCTTGTTCTTCATGAAACTTATTAGTTGTCCCATGTTATCGTTTGTTATGTTTACAAGCACTCCAGCGTCTATTTTACCCGACACAGAGTAACGTTGTAACTCATTTATAACTCTACGCCAGTCAGGAAAATACTTTTGTATAAGAGAAACGACAGCTCTTTTATCATACTCAATATTTTCTTGTTTGAGTATATTTAGTGATCTCATAAAGAACTCACCTTGCAATACTCTAGATTGATCTTTTGGCACAGAAAAATCATAGACAGGACAACGAGACAATAGTGCTGGAATAATTCTGTTCACATAATTACAAGTAAGAATAAAACCGCAGTTGGCGGAGAACTCCTCAACCATGCCTCGTAGGGCAGGTTGTGTAGAATTTGAATTTAAATAATCAGACTCGTCTATAATCAAATATTTTCGCCCTCCGTGGAGGCTGACTGTCGAGGCAAAATTCTTAAGCTTCACTCGCAAGGTATCTATCCCAGATTCTTCAGAACCATTGATCATCATATAAGTCAGACCAAGTTGATCAAGCATTGCTTTTGCAACCGTTGTTTTTCCAACGCCTGGAGGGCCTGAAAATGTGACGTTAGGAATATCTCCATTAGTCACAAATTCAGATAGAGTTGTCTTTATCTCTTTAGGTAGTACGCACGACTCGATATCAAGCGGCCGATATTTTTCGACCCACAAAAATTCTTCCATAATATAATCCCCCTATCAACCATACTTAGATTCTGGCTCAAGGGCGATAAAGTAATTTATATTCACACTATTAGAATGTTTGAAGTTTGATATGTTCTTTGATGATACACTCACATCATAAGTGCCTGGCAAGATTTTAAGGTTCTCTACTTTAAACCAAAACTTATATGGCACATCACCATTTGATTTTTGTTCAAGAGGCAAAGAGTAGTCATTAGCGGTGTCATTCTTTTTGTCGGTGACACGAAGACCATCAGGGTCAAGACACATATCAGGCGCACC